ATAAAGAAAAAAAGTGTAACCATACCCTTTGGTTATAAACTAAGTGATATTAAAGGTTACTTAGAACCTATAGAATCAGAACTAGCAATCCTTAACAAATATGTACAGTCTGTAATTAATAAAGAATATTCTTTACGAAAAGCAGCAGACTTAATAACAGAAGAAACTGGTAGAAAAATAAGCCATGTAGGGTTATCTAAAATAGTTGAAAAAGCACCTAGACCTAAAGTAAAATATAAATATTCTCCAGAACAAAAAAGAAAACAACAACTAGCTAAAAACAAAAAAGAATTAATAAAAGCTAAAAAACGTATAGCCTACAAAGAATCTAAACTAAAAACAGAAGAAGAAGTTCTTAAAAAAGTTACCGAAAATACTACATCAAAAGTAGTAACTGAAGAAGAACTAGAACAAGCATCACCTAATATACAAGAAGTAATAAAAGAAAATAATGTAATCTTTCATGCTAATGAAGGACCACAAACAGACTTTCTTGCTGCAAGTGAAAAAGATGTTCTCTATGGAGGAGCTGCAGGTGGTGGTAAATCCTATGCTATGCTTGTTGACCCATTAAGATATGCACATAAAAAAGCCCACAGAGCTTTAATACTTAGAAGGTCTATGCCAGAATTACGAGAGATGATTGATAAATCTCGTGAGTTATACCCACAAGCATTTCCGGGTGCAAAGTTTAGAGAAGTAGAAAAGCTATGGAACTTTCCTAGTGGTGCAAAGATAGAGTTTGGTTTTTTAGAAAGAGATGCAGATGTATATAGATATCAAGGACAAGCATATAGTTGGATAGGCTTTGATGAAATAACACACTTACCTACAGAGTTTAGTTGGAACTATCTTGCTTCTAGACTTCGTACTACTGACCCAGAAATAAAAACTTATTTACGCTGTACAGCTAACCCCGGTGGTGTAGGTTCTCATTGGGTTAAAAAAAGGTATGTAGATTCTAATGAATATAATAAAAGTTTTATAGGCAAAGATGGGTTAACTAGAAAATTTATACCAGCTAAACTAGCAGACAATCCATACCTCGCAGAGGATGGAGTTTATGAACAAATGCTTAAATCTTTACCTCCTACACAAAGACAACAATTACTAGAAGGTAATTGGGATGTTGCAGAAGGTGCAGCTTTTACAGAATTTGACCCTAGTGTACATGTTATATCTCCTTTTGCACTTCCTTTACATTGGGAAAGAGTAAAAGGTATTGACTATGGTTATGCTTCAGAATCTTGTTGTTTATGGGGAATAATGGATATAAATGACAATACTTTAATAATTTATAGAGAATTATACAAAAAAGGCTTGACAGGTGTTGAATTAGCTAGTATAATAACAGATATGGAGACAGAAGACCCTTTTTCTGTTAGTGGTGTTTTAGATACTGCAGCATGGGCAAATACAGGAACAACTGGTCCTACTGTCGGAGAATCTCTTGTCAGAGCTGGACATAAATTAAGAAGAGCTGATAAGAACAGAATACAAGGTAAAATACAAGTACACGAGTATTTAAAAGTTAGAGAAAATGGTAGACCTAAGTTACAGATATTTAATACATGTCCTAACTTAATAAGAGAATTACAGTCAATACCATTATCTAAAACTAACCCAGAAGATGTAGATACTCATGCTTCTGACCATGCTTATGATGCTTTGCGTTATATGATTATGAGCAGACCAAGAATGGAAAGTCCATTAGAAAGAATTAGAGGACTAAAGCGTGAAATGTATAAACCTGTAGATGCTACATTTGGTTATTAATATGGAAGAAAATACATTTTTAAACGCTGACAACATTTACGAAGAAGTAGAAGGCGAAGCTGGAAAAACATTAGCATTAGAAGAAGACCAAGAAAGAAATCTTATTGGTATTATAAATGGTAGATATGCTAGAGCAGAAACAGCTAGAGATATAAATGAAAAAAGATGGATAAAAGCATACGAAAACTATAGAGGTTTATATGCTAAAAATGTTAAATTTAGAGAATCAGAAAAATCTAGAGTATTTGTAAAAATTACAAAAACAAAAGTATTAGCAGCTTTTGGACAATTAGTAGATGTTATATTTGGTACAGGTAAATTTCCAATAGGTATTAACGAAACTAAAATACCAGAAGGCGAAACAGATATAGCACATTTAGATATAAATAATGCATCGCCTAATATAGAAACATCAATACCAGATGATATAGGAAATAGAATAGATAATCCTTATGATGTTGGTTATGAAGGTGATGGTAGAGTTTTAAAACCGGGAGCTACCTTTTATAATGGTATGTTTGAAGCTCCTATTGAAGTTCAAGCAGAAGAAGCAGGTATTTTATCAAATGGAGCTAGCCCAGACCCAAAAGCTTTAGAATTATCTCCTGCACAAAAATCTGCAAGAAGAATGGAAAAACTTATCCATGACCAAATAGAAGAATCAAATGGTAATTCAGAATTAAGAAATGCTCTTTTAGAATCTGCTTTAATAGGTACAGGAATTGTAAAAGGACCATTTAATTTTAATAAAAAATTACATAAATGGGAAGCTGGAGAAAATGGAAATAGAACATATAATCCATTAGAAGTAAGAGTACCAAGAATAGAGTTTGTAAGTTGTTGGGATTTTTATCCTGACCCTTCAGCAACAACAATGGAAGAATGTGAATATGTAATACATAGGCACAAAATGAATCGTAGTCAATTAAGACAATTACGAAATATGCCATACTTTAATGAAGATGCAATTCGTGAATGTATTCAACAAGGTCCTAACTATGTTGAAAAAGATTATGAATCTGCTATTAGAGATGATAATAAAGCTGAAGAAGATTATCAAACTAACTTTGAAGTTCTTGAATATTGGGGTATTATGGATGCTGAATATGCAAGAGAAGTTGGTATAGAATTATCAGATGATGTTGATGATTTAGATGAAGTACAAGTAAATGCATGGATATGTGGAACTAAACTACTAAGAGCTGTAATAAATCCATTTACTCCATACAGAATACCTTATCATGCTTTCCCATACGAAAGAAATCCTTATAACTTTTTTGGTATTGGTGTAGCAGAAAATATGGATGATTCACAACAGATTATGAATGGTCATGCAAGAATGGCTATTGATAATCTAGCAATGTCAGGTTCGTTAGTATTTGATGTAGATGAGTCTGCTTTAGTTGGTGGACAAAGTATGGAAATATATCCGGGTAAAATATTTAGAAGACAAGCAGGAATGCCCGGACAAGCTATACATGGTTTAAAGTTTCCTAATACATCACAAGAAAATTTAATGATGTTTGACAAGTTTAGACAACTTGCAGATGAACAAACTGGAATACCAAGTTACTCACATGGACAAACAGGAGTACAAAGTATGACAAGAACTGCTTCTGGTATGTCAATGTTACTTGGAGCATCTAGTTTAAATATTAAAACTGTTATCAAAAACCTTGATGACTTTTTATTAAAGCCACTTGGAGAATCTTACTTTCAATGGAATATGCAATTTCATGAAGGTGAATTAGATATTGAAGGTGATTTAGAAGTTAAAGCTACTGGTACAAATAGCTTGATGCAAAAAGAAGTACGAAGTCAAAGACTTACTATGTTCTTACAAACTGCACAAAGTCCTGCTATTGCACCATTTGTTAAGATTTCTAAACTCGTAAGTGAACTAGCCTATAGCTTAGATTTAGACCCTGATGAAATACTCAATGACCCTGAAGAAGCAGCTATTATGGCACAAATAATAGGAATGCAAAATGCTGGACAAGAAAATGGCAATGAAGCTCAACCCGGTGGTCAACCATCCCCAATGGGAGGATTACAAGGAACACCTGAACAACCTCAAGAACTTGGCGTTACAGGAACTGGTGGTGGCAACATCGGAACAGGAAATGTACCGGTTGCAGGGGAAGCTGAATTTACTGGGCAGGTTGGATAACTTAAGTTTAGAAATTAAAGAAGCAATCAACAGAAAAGAGGAGATATAATGTTAGATTTATTAGATACAATTTTAAAAATAGTAGGAGTAGTACCATGGATAGTTTCAATCTGTTCAATGATTGCTGCATTAACACCAACACCACATGATGATAATTTAGTAAGTAAAGCTTATAAAATTATTGATTGGTTTGCTTTAAATATAGGAAAAGCAAAGGATAAATAATTATGTTAAAAGATGACAGAAAAAAATATGCAGTAGGTGCATTAGCTCAAAAAGCTGCAGGTCTTTTAAAGCTTAGAAAAGGTGCAACTAAAGCACCCGGAAGAGCTAAAATGGAAGCTGATTTATCAGAACAACTAGACACATATATGAAAGAACATATGGAAGATTTAGCTAAACTTGATGAATTAAAAAAAACTGGTTCTCAAAAAGAACTACAATCTTTAAAAAAGAAAATAAGAAGCGATACAGAAATGATAGTAACGCTAGAAGAAAGTTTAGAGGCTATTAGAAATTATTCTCCCGGTGGTAGAAGACCAGAATTTTCTGGTGGTTTATTAGAAAGAGAATCTTTTGCATTAGGTTCAATGGCTAAAAAAGGTGTAAATCATTTAAGGGATTATATTAATTCAATACATTATGAGAGAATGGGAGATAAGCCACTTAGTAAACAAATAGCTTATCTTGAAGGTGAAATGGAAAGTTTATATGAACTTAGAGAAAAAGCTAAAAAAGAAACAATAAGATTAAATAAAGAATTAAATAAAAAAAATATAACTACAAAAGAAAAAAATAAATTATTAGAAGATTTACAAGATTCTAAAGATGAAATTTTTGACATTAATTCTGAACTTGATAATTTAACAAATATATTAGAAGAAAAAGGAGTAAATTCAAAAATGAAAAAAAATATGGGTGGTATATTAGAAAGAGAATCTTTTGCATTAGGCTCAATAGCTTCAAAAGCACTTAAGAAAATGAAAAGTATGCCTAAAAAAACAAAAGATTCAAAAGTTCAAGACAAATCATTTAGAGAAGAAATAGTTGAACTTGAAGATGAAATGGACAATTTAATTCAAATAAGAAGAAGTCTTGAAGATGAAAAAAGGCGTAAAATAAAAGAATTAGGTATTCCTAGAACAAAAGCTCTATTTAACGATGAAGTATTAGAAATAGAAGATAGAATTCTAAGTGTAGATTTTGAAATAGATGATGTAGAAACTATGTTAAAAAAGTTAGGAGTAAAACCAAGTGCTGAAAATATTATGGAAAGAATAAGAAATAATGAAGGTGGTTTATTAGGAAGAGAACCTTTTGCAATAGGTAGAATTGTTAAAAGAGGATTTGAAGCTGGTTCAAGAACAGCACAAATTAGAAAACTTGAAAGGGAATATGACCGAACTTTAAGAGAAACAGAAAAGCTTAGAAAAGAATTAAAAAAAGCTAGAAAAAATAAAAACATGAATCCTGAAGAATTAGAATTTTTAAGAGAAAGTCTTCGTATGGATGGTGAATATTTAGTATCTCTTCAAGATGAACTAAAAGTATTAAGAGAAGGAACTGCTCCTAGAGGAAAAGAAGGAATTAATAGATTTGGAGATGATGAAGGATTTGCTGAAGGTGGCAGAGCATCTTATGCTTTAGGTTCAATAGTTAAAAAATTTATTAAACGAGCAGAAAAAAACAAAGCTAAATTAAGAGAAAAAGAAGGTCCTGAATCTCTTTTAGATGACTCAACTGACATGGCAAGTAGAGGTACTATAGACATGGAAGATGCTATAAAAATGTTAGATGATGGAGAAGATGTTGCAAATGTTGAAATGTTTTTAGTAGCTAGTGGTTATACTAAAAAAGATGCTAAAAAGTTAATTGATATTTATAGAACAGATATTGATGTAGCAAATCCTAAAATGACTCAAGATGAAATATTTGAAGAGTATGATAGACTAAACATGAAAGAGGGTGGTCCGGGAATAGAAGCTCTTAGAAAAGAAGTACCTGAAGTAGTTGAAAGAATGGGTTATGAAGATGGTGGTTCTATGGATGACCAAATGATGATGGTTATGAATGTAGAACCTATGGAATCTGATGAAAAAATGGAAGATAACTACACACAATTTATTATGGAAGAAGCATTAAATGATGAAGAAGAAGATATGCTTATGTCCAAACTAGAAAAAGATAAAGAGCTACAAATGTTATTTGATAAAGTAATAGATGTAGCACAAGAATTTGCTGGGTCTGGTCCTGTTGAAGGACCGGGTTCAGGAGTCTCTGACAGCATACCTGCAAGGTTGTCTGATGGAGAATTTGTCTTTACTGCAAAAGCTGTAAAAGAAATCGGAGAAGACAAACTAATGTCTATGATGAAAGAAGCTGAAGCTGCTGCAGATGGAAGACAAGAAATGATGCACGGAGGTACTCCTCATATGGATAGTGGGGAAAAACAAATATTATCTGATATTGCTAAACCACAAGTAGTCAACCAAGGTACTAATGTACTTAAAGAAGATGAAATGTCTAAAACAATAAAAGGTAATATGGTTAATCCTAATGTCCAAAATGATTATGTCCGTAGCTAAAAGCGATAGAGCTACCCTATTAGCGTAGGCACTCTATCATATTGTAACCCTTGAGGCGACCTTTACAAGACAAGCCCTGCATGTCGACAACGCAGCTACCTTGTTAATGAAGCCCTGACTAGGAGAAAGAAAATGACTAATGAAGTCCAAAAAGAGGAAACGCCAAATCCTTATAATAAAAATAAATCTTGGCATAATGAAGATATAAAATCTTTTGAATCTGCAGAAGGACTGTATTTTGATAAACCAGAAGATAAAAATAAATTATTTAAATCTGATAGTATAGAAGAAGCAGTCAATCCTGATAATGTTGATGTAAATGGTTTGGAGTCTAAAAAAGATACTCCTTATAAAAGACCAAATTACAAAAAGCGTTATGATGATTTAAAAAAACATTATGATTATAAACTTAATGAGTTTAAAACTAGAGAACAGGAACTTTTAGAAGAAGCTACTAAAAATAGAACTGAATATAAAGCTCCAAAAACTGTAGAAGAACTAGAAGAGTTTAAAAATAATTATCCTGATGTTTATGAAGTTGTAGAAACTGTTGCACATATGCAATCGGAGTCTAAAGCAAAAGTTCTAGAAGAACGCCTTAGTAAACTTCAAGAAAGAGAAAATCAGTTAATACGACAAGATGCAGAAAAAAGATTAATGGATAGACATCCTGATTTTGAAGATATTAAAAACAGCGATGATTTTCATGAGTGGGCAAAACAGCAACCTTTAGCTATCCAAGATTGGGTATATAAAAATGCTAATGATGCCGATTTAGCTTCAAGAGCTTTAGATTTATTTAAAAGAGATATAGGCATGGGTATTCCTAAAGAGACTAAGTCAGTTTCTAGGACACAATCTGCTGCTGATATGGTATCAACTAAAACAACAAGTGTTGAACCTAAACAAGCAAAAGTTTGGTCCGAAAGGGAGATTGCTGCTTTAAGTATGGATGAGTTTGATAAGTACGAAGAGGAAATTTCAAACGCTATGCAAGAAGGCAGAATCATAAAATAACTATTATAACTTAAAGGAGAGAGTATCATGGCTCAATATTTTGAACCCTCAACCGATACTAATGCTAACTTTGCAAACTCTGTAAGTGGACAAACTAATAGTTTCTTCCTACCTAGTATTTATTCTAAAAAGGTTTTAAACTTTTTTAGGAAGAGTTCAGTAGTAGAAGCTATTACAAACACCGACTATGCTGGTGAAATATCTGCTTATGGAGACTCTGTAAAGATTATAAAAGAACCTGTAATTACTGTGGAAGATTACACAAGAAATACAGATACAACTGAAACTAGACTAACTGACCAAGAACTTACTTTGGTTGTTGATAGTGCTAAAGCTTTCAAATTCATCGTAGATGATATTGAAACAAACATGTCACATGTCAACTTTAAAGAAGTCGCAACATCATCTGCTGCATATGCATTGAGAGATTCATATGATGCTGCTGTTATTGCAACTATGTTCTCAGGAGTTTCAAGTTCTTCACCTGACCATGTGTTAGGTACTGACAATGCTACCGACTTAGCTGCTGGTACATTTGATGGAACTGGTAACTTAGACATTGGTTTCGGTACTAATGAACATGACCCAATAGATGTTATGGCTAGAATGGCAAGACTTTTAGATGAACAAAATGTACCTGAAGAAGGTAGATGGTTCGTTGCAGGTCCTGACTTCTACGAAGTCTTAGGTCAAGCTTCATCTAAATTGTTATCTGTAGACTTCAACGCAGGTCAAGGTTCAATTAGAAATGGATTAGTATCAAGTGGAAAACTAAGAGGATTTGAAATGTACAAATCTAACAACATTGCAAGCACATCTAATGCTGCTGGTAAAGTTTTAGGTGGACACATTTCATCTACTGCAACTGCTCAAACTATTATTTCAACAGAAACACTAAGAGACCCAACATCTTTTGGTGATATAGTTAGAGGATTGCATGTATACGGAGCAAAGGTTTTAAGACCTGAAGCTTTAGTATCAGCTTTCTACGGTATTGATTAATAATCAATCGGGGGAGTCTTCGGACTCCTCCACTTTTAAGGAGATAAAATGAAAGATAAAAAAAGAAAAATGTATGCATACGGAACTGAAAAGAGAAAACCTATGAAAAGTGGTCGTATGATGTACAAACATGGTGGTGGAGTTTCTTACTACAATACAATACAAGAAAAAGAAAAAAAATGTAGCGAAATGGTAGGTTACAACGAAAGTTTAAAAGAAAAAGGTAAATAATGAAAGTTAAAGCACCTAAAGGCTATCATTGGATGAAGCAAAAAAATGGTAGTTTTAAATTAATGAAACACAAAGGAAAGTTTGTACCACACAAAGGTGCAAGTTTAATGGCAAACTTTGCAATACAAAAGGTACATAAAAAATAATGGC